CGTAAGAGGCTTTACTAAGCTTTACCATGAGTATGACACGAGTGGAAACTGGCAAGTGTTCCAACCTTCTGGAGGAGGCTCCCCGCTCGACCAAATTAATGCCCAGGGGTACTTAACCACTTATGACACTGTCTCAGCTTTAGCGCAGTTTGATATTACAAAGCATGCCGGACTTGAGGGAGTTAGCGGTTATTACGACTCGGCATTCGGAAGAGGTATGGCAGGAGGCTCTTATAGACCTGGAAGGATTCAGCAGGATAATTATGTCGCGGGAACCGCTAACAATTACCAACACGTGTTTAGAACCCTTCATCCTTCAACACCGTTTGCCCCTCTTCATATGGGGTGGCAAGGATATATGAGAAATTGGATAGATGAGTCTGCTGTTAGTTTGTTTGCGAATGCTAGGCATGCTGCAAACAAGAAAGTAAACTTACTTTCGATATACAGGTCCCTTAAGACTGTACAAGGAGGTGAGGGTAGGGATGGAGCTTCTGAAAATGATGCTTCGGGAAGCCCCTTAAAAGACTATCTAACTTTCGGACCGGGAGTAAGGTCATTGAATATTTTCTCTCTAGATAGATTAATATAATGAGCAACATTAATAGAAACATACGTTGGTATCAACCCAATGACCCTTATTATTACGAGGTTGATAATCTCCCCCTCACGGACCTTCTTAATAACGATATTACATTAGAAGATAAAATATCAGGGCTTGAAGCTCGAATTGACAGCCTGGGAGACTCCGACCCTTCTGGAGTAGTGGCATTGGATGCCCTTAAAGACCTTAAAGCTTTCGTAGCCCTAGAGCCAGGAAAATACGGAAAAGTTTTTGTACAACCTGGAAAGTTTTTGGCGCGCATGAGCGTGCCTTCCGAAAGAGAATCTGGCTGGCGGATGATAGGAGATGAGGCGTCTGACTTTAATAACCAAAGTAAAAGTTATACCACATCTTTAGACTCCGAAGCGGCAAAAAGTAAGATGGTTGCTCGTACTTCTATTGTAGAATTAGGACTTGGAAGTGATAATTACCCCAAGGGAATTTCTATCCCTTCCTTTGACGTATCAGAATTCAATCATAAGAATCCACCATCTGAAAGGTTAGACCTTATTTTTGTAAGGGCTCGCGCCTCGATGGATATGTATAAACAAGAAAACCAAGTTGAGGTAGGTCTTCTAAAGGGTGCTTATTTTAGAACAGATGGAACTGGGGACCAACTAAATGGGTTGAGGTTTGAGGGCTACCCGAATACTCTAGAAGGGAGACTTACAGGCATGTCTGAGTCTGAAGTTCTTGAAGATATAACTCTTCCTGGTTTTGGCTCAGTTCCACTCCCTGAGGACCTACTCAATTACGAGTGGAAGAATAATAATGCCGCTGCCATTATAAACGGGGAAGAATTCTCAGTAAAACAACTTGAATCCGACGCTTCTTTCTGTATGCCCGTGGCATATATAAAAGTTCCTTCAGGCTTTAATGAAAATGGAGTTCTTCACAGTGAGAATATTATAGATATTAGGCCATTTTTAAGAACTGCGGAGCTAACCTACGGCGAAAGAGCAGCGTTATCAAGAGCCTTAAACCCTAACGGAGCTAATCCTTTCGTGACTCAATCTTTAATGAGTCAATACATAAATGGAATTGGTAATGACGTGACCGCGTTGGAGGCAAGGGTTACAACTATAGAGGGGCAGATAGGGTCTATAAGTACCGACCTTACGGATTTAGATGTGTTTGTAAAAGGTACTGACCCTAATGTAACGTTAATAGGAGACCATGAGAAACGTATCCAATTACTAGAAGGTGCTGTAACCTCAGGGGTAGGAACCACTCATTCCTTTATAGCGGAGGAAACAAAACACATAGGCTCTTATGTTAATTTACATACGCAAAACAATTGGAGCAAAAATGCCACAAAAACTTTCACTTTAGAATCTATCCCAGTGATGGACAGAGCTAAAACCGCGTTTGTTTATTTACGACTAACGGCAGTACGCTCTGCTGGAAATGGAGGAACCACTCAATTATGGTCTTTAGGACCTGCAGGACAAGCATTTCCCCAAGTAAATTCAGCGGACTTGCTAGTATTTGAAAGTAAGAAACAGAATGACGTAGTTACTTTAAGCTCAGACTTTGTAGTGCCTGTTACGTATGATGCGAATAGTGATTCATTAAAGGTATCTTTAAAGGTCACCAACGAAATGTTAGTGTTTACTGATAGTGGGCAATTAATATTTACTGGAATGTATATCATAAAAGAGCGTTTGAATATAACAACCCAATCTTAAACTAATGAAAAAATTTATTCTCCTCTCAGTATTTTTATTCGCCTCTTGCCAAACGATGTTAAGGACGGGCGGGGCTATTGTAGGAGGCGGAACTGCTGCTATTATAAATCCTTTAGCTACTCCTGCGGGTATAGCGGGAGGGATTGCTGCTGTAGATTTATACATTGCTGAGGATGAAATAGAAGAGAAAGAAGAGCAGATAAAAGCTCTTACAATGGGTGACGTCGAAAGTTACATGGACGTTGCTAAAAAGGGTATTTTAGAACAGATTTATGATTTGATACTACTGGTAGGAGGGTTCGTCCTTTTATTCTTTGGTGCAAGTTGGTTCTATACTTGGAAGCGCAAACGTGCTGCCCTGCCGTTCTATGCTGATATGGCAAAAATCAAAGATAAATTAGAACTTTAAAAAAATGAACTGTGCATTATCACAGTAACCTAAATAGATTAGAGGAAACAACATGAAACATGTAAACGGAAATTACTCTCAGTTTGACCACGTGTCAAACACAGACGCAAACTTCATTATGGAGTCTTTGGGTTACGACACTGCTATTGAAGTAGATACTGGAATGACTAACTACTTCAGACACAATACAAGCTACTTTGCGTTGTCTGAGGAAGTTGTTGAGTCTGACGCGGGAACTTTTGTAAAAGTACAAGAGCTTCCAGGCAACGCGGTTCTAGATGAAAATTCCCATACGGAACTCACTGAAGTGGAATTTGATGGTGACACCTACAAGCTCGAAGGTATCTTTGAGTCCGACGATGGCATTTACACCAGAATGAATCTTGTTGCGCAGACCCGCAAAGAGTTTGACCTTGATGAAGACGAAGATATCGTTATTACTTACGAAGGTAAGGACTATCGTATTGTTGAGACCGAAGAAGAAGCTGATTTCCTTATGTTTGTTTCCGAGGATGAAGAAGGGGATATCTCTGTTGTTTCCGAATCTGATGATTACTCTGATACTATTTACCTTGTAGCACTAGATGAAGCTAAAGAAGAAAAGCCCGATTTCTTTGACAAGAAGGATGATAAAAAAGAGAAGAAGGACGATAAAAAGAAGAAGAAAAAAGGCAAGAAAGATGACGAAGACGAAGAAGACGCCGAAGAAGACGCCGAAGAAGATGGCGAAGAAGGTGACGATAAGCCTGATTTCCTAAAAGGTAAGAAGGGTAAAAAAGACGACAAGAAGGAGAAGTAAGCATGAAGAGTGTCATGCAATTAACTGATGAGATTCTTGGTGAGTCGCCTGAGTTTAAACAGATTTCTGAAGAGGAACTTCCGGAGTTAACGGACGAGCAGCGAGAAATAATGCTTGAGTCCTCTAAAGGTAAAGAGCGTCTTAAAACTGGTAAGGCTAAATTACAGACAGGGGAGAAGCCCTCTGCCGGAGAAGCATCAAGGCTTCGAAAGCATTTTAATAAAAAGCCAGGAGCCCTATCCAACGCAGCTAACTCCGCAGGAGCAGACAAGATTGGGAGTGACGTATACGATGACAAGCCCGGTAGTGAGGGCACACGCCGCAGAGAGAACGCAAGCCGTGTCGAGCCGGGAAAACAGTTTGTGTCTCTTGACGACGCCTTACAGGCGCCCTATCTAGGAGTTGACGAGAAGCGTGACGGCACGTACGGAGATGACCCAAAACCTACAGGCAACGCCGTAAAGGATAGGATTAAGGCAGCCAGTAAAGAGACGAGAGATTCCAACAATGCAGCGAACGCTCGGTATCCGGACCCAGGTCATAAAAAGGATAAAGCTACAAAAAGAGCAGGCAGAGGCAAGAAAAAAGGGGAAGAGGGTCACGTAGATTCCCGCTCTAAGCAACTTGGAGGTAGGCTTGCAAACGCTCAGACTTGGAGAAAAGAAGCTCAGAATAAAGTTAAAGTAGCTAAACGTCTAGGTGCTGATGTAAAGAAGGATAGTTTTACCGGAACATCAGGACTTACTAGCCAAGCCGCGGACATCAGAGCAGCCAAGTCAGGACTTGCAAAGGCTAGGAAAAGTCGTGAGAATGCTTGGAATGAGTTATCTAACCACGAGCTCTCTGTACTTAAAGAAGCTGCTTCCATTATGAAGAAGCTTAATGAGAGCCGCTCAGAAAATGACTATATTGATAGTGCGCCCGACATCACGTTGACCCCTAAGGACTCAAAGACAGGAAAACCCGCGTACAAAGCAGCAGACCTGAATAAGAAAGACCCGAAAGCGACTAAGTTATATAAAAAAACTAAAGCAGCGCAAGCCGGTGAAAGTACTGACGAGAATTGCGGAGCTGCACCTACCACGGTCGGTACCGTAGGAGCGGGACCACTAAAGGCTTTGGGTAAGGGAAAAGTTTCTTTATTGAAAAAAGCTAAAGGAAAGAAGGCTAAAAAAGCTAATGAATCCTTTAATCGCTTCCTAGATAATATAATCAACGAGGTTAAATCCAACTAATGCTTTTACGAGACATATTTTCATTCGGTACCGTATCCCTTTTAAGTGAGGGGAGAGGGAAAGGACCTGTTAAGTTTTCAGGTATTTTCTCAGAAGCCGAGAGGCCTAATGGAAATAAGAGAGTTTACCCTACTAATATTCTTGTAAGAGAGGTGGATAAACTTCAAAAGCAGATTGGAGAGAAACGCTTACTAGGAGAATTGGACCACCCTTCTGATGAAGTTGTACATCTTACAAACGTATCTCATGTTATTACTGGACTACGAATGGAAGGTACTAAAGTTGTTGGAGAGGGTGAGGTCCTTAATACCCCGGCGGGACAGGTTCTTGCTGAGTTATTAAAGGCGGGGGTTAAGTTAGGGATATCTTCTAGGGGCACAGGAAACGTAGAGCTCAACGCAGAGGGTAGTCAGTATGTGGTTGGAGAAAACTATAACATGATTACTTTTGACATGGTTTCCGACCCTTCCAGTCAGGATGCATTCCCCTCTTTAACTGAAGGTTATGTGCCATCCGAAGACAGGCAACCAATCGTGGACGAACTACAATCACTTCACGACGAGCGTGTGTATATAACACAACTTAAAAAGAAGTTAGGCAAGATTTAAAAAATTAACGGCGTCTTCATCGGCGTAAATCTAAATATATTGAACGAGACGGTTATGAACAAGAACACTGAAAAAATTCTAAAAGCACTTCCAGAAGGTCTGTCAGAGGCAGGTCTTAATGAAGTTGCGTCTCTTCTTGATGAAATTGTCGAGGAGCGCGTTGCTGAAGAAGTGCAAACTATTGAAGCAAAAGTAAAAGGATTCCTTCGCACTAAGATTGACGAGATGAAGTCGGTCGCACTTGCCGAGTTAGAGTCCGAAAATGAAACTATACGAAATGGACAGATGTATGAAGCCATTCGCTCGGTTGTCGCTGCTGATATTGCTAGTGACGATGAGAATGGTATAGTTTCCCATTTAGAGACAGAAGTTGCAGAACTTAAAGAATCTCTAAACGTTGTGAATGGAAAACTAGCCCATTCGCTAAAATCAAACTCTTTACTGGAAAACCAAGCGGTAACCAGAGAGGGTGAAATCAACGAGCTCTCAGGGCTTCTTGAAGAGGAGAAGAACAAATTGGAAACTCCTTTCAAGTCTTCAGAGTCCGCTGTAATAATAACTAACGAGAATCAGAACTCAATTCCCGACGGCGCAGCCAGCAATGGCTTTCTCACGGAAGATGTGATTCGACTTTCCAGACCTCTACAGGAGTATAAATAATTATGTTAGAAAAGAATAACGCAAATACACTCACTGAGAAGTGGAGTCCGATTCTTGAAGGTATCGATGACCAGCATACGAGAGAGTCTACGGCTGTCTTGCTTGAGAACCAAGCCCGTCACCTGCTCAACGAGCAGATGAAAGAGGGTATGATTTCTGAGGCAGGCGCTACGACTGCAGCTCAAACTACCGTTGGTGGCATTGGTACTTTCCAGAAGTTCGCATTCCCTCTCGTACGTCGGGTATTCCCCGAATTGATTGCCAATAAGATTGTTGGCGTGCAGCCTATGCAAGGTCCTGTTTCTCAGATTTTCTATCTAGGATATGACCGCGCTACTCAAGACCGCCGCGAAACTGTTTACAGCAAGTATGACTTAACATACGCTCAAAACACTATCGGCGATGCCGCTGGTCAGTGGGGCAACGGAGTCGCACAAGAAGGTTCTGGAAGTCTTGATAACTTCACAGGTACTGTGGATGACGTAATCACCAATACAACTGATGCTTCCGCAACAGTTGGTGGTAAGATTTCCGCGTTCCCGAATGAAAATTATCCTGGTGGTATGAATACTTCCGCTGGCGAGCTTATGGGTCAATCAGACCAAGCTCTCACAGTGGCAACTCAAGCCGGGGGCGAAGTAACAGGAGTAGATATTTCACGTGAGTTTACTACAGCTCCAATCCCTGAAATTAACTTCCACATCGAGCAACAGCCTGTAAGTGCACGTACTCGTAAGTTCCGCGCTCTGTGGACCTTAGAGGCTGCACAAGACTTGCGTGCTTATCATAACCTTGACCTTGAGCGTGAGCTTACTGACCTTCTAGGCAAGGAAATTGCTTTGGAAATTGACCGTGAGCTTATTGAAGATATTCGTAATATTGCTTACGATGTCACAGGCACCACTCATGGCTGGTCCCGCGACATGTTGGACCCTCCAAACTCCAATAACTTTTCAGGTCTTGGGAGTAATGTTGACACATGGAACCCTGGCTCCTTTACTTACGACCAAGTAGGTATGGGCACGGCTCCTGGAGGCGGTCAGCGTGGGAACAACCAAAATATCTTTATGGTAGATTTTGCTACTACGGCAATGAATTTAAGCCCTCGCCATCTCGGTCAGGCTTATGCTAACTTGCTTGCAGTACTGAACTTCGCATCACAAGATATTTACAAAACTACTTATCGCGGTGCTGGTAACTTTATCGTAACCTCTCCTTTTATTGCAGCTATTTTGAACTCTGCTGCTAAAATGGAAGGTGGTGTAAAGGCTGGTAACTTCGAAGGTCAGTTAGGTGCTAATATTAACTATGCAGGTAAGTTGATGGGCCAATTTGATGTTTATGTTGACCCTCTCTACCCTGACGACGAGATGCTTATGGGTTATAAAGGCGGGTCCCCAATGGACTCTGGCTTTGTATATGCTCCGTACATTCCAGTACAGATGCTCCCAACCATCACGGACCCTGAAACTTTCCAACCAAGAAAGGGCTTGCTCACTCGCTACGGTAAAACTGCTGTAACTCCTGAGTCTCGCTTCTATCGGGTCATTCGCCTTGTAGGTGCTGGCGACCACATGTTCCAGCCGTTCAAGCGTCCAGCTAGACGATAACCTTTAAAGGTAAAGTTTTAAGAACCTTGCTCTTTTGAGCAAGGTTCTTCTCTATATACAGAGAGGTTCCAATGAAATACACATACAAAAATACAAGTACGGGTGCTGCTTACAGAGTATACACTAAGTCCGGTCGCCCCTTGATGATTAAGCCTGGGCAGGAAGTAACAATTGATGAAAGGCTTAGGGGAGTTCCCGGGGGAATAAAAGATTTGAACCCCCCCAAACCAAAGCCTGTGATTGAAAAGGTTGCCAAGAAGCCTAAAAAGAAGAAAGTAAAGAAAACTGAAAAGGTTGAAGCCGTCCCCGAGGTAAAAGAAGATGGAACAGCGGACAGTAAAGCCACGGACTAGGTTTGGAAGTACTTTTGGCGACTCCGTAGGTTTTAAAAGTAATCTTGCGGACTTTGATTATTATGGAGAGATAGATTATAACAATCTAAGCCGTAGAAGATTTTCCAATGAGGTTCACTTTACGGATTTTTACAAGTCCGTACAAGACCAAGTACTCGCTCGCCTAGGACATCCTGTTGTTAGGGTTGAGCTAACGGATTTTCAAGTACAGACAGCGATAGATGAAGCTGTATCCAAGTTAGATTATCATGCTCCTGATTGGTGCACCCAATACTGCTCTTTTGCCACTGTTGCGGGGATAGGTCTTTACGAACTACCCAGTGTTGTTATAAACAACTTAAGGTCAGCTTACTACTTAAAGACATTACTTTCTATACAACGGCAAAGCGGTACCTTAGAGTTTGATTTCTTTTTAAAATATTTCCAAGATAATTTCTTATTCTCGGACTTTAGCGTGGGAGATTACTATGTTCTAACTTCTCACCTTGAGATGATGAGGAAGATTCTAGGGAGAGATGGGGGTTTTAATGTCGTAAATAACAGGTATTTATCAGTAACCCCTACACCTACGGCGGGGACGGAGGGTGAAGTTTTGATTGAGTTTAAAGCATTGGATTCCGACAGCCTCCACCCCTACTTCTTAACATGGCTTCAAAAATATTCTACATCAGTGGCAAAGGGTATTTTAGGCCAGATTAGAGGTAAATATGCTCAACTCCCTTCGCCTGCGGGTGGCGCTGTGTTAAACGGAGAGGCTTTAATAGCTCAAGCCCAACAGGAACAAGAAAAGCTTATAGAGGACCTTCTACAAGAAATTGAGGAGCCTCCTGTATTCAGTACATTCTAATGAGTAAAAAACAGTTTAGAACCAACCATAATATAATTTCTCGCCCCGAGGAAAGTACTGATGGTATTCTAAACCTGTTTGATTTAGAAAATCCTGATATAGAACTATTCAATATGGTTGACGATGAGTTAATTCGTATTGGAGGCTCCCAAATATTTCTCTATAAGTTCCTTGAGTCTAAGGCTAATAACGATATTTATCAGGAGGATAGTATGAAGGCTATCGCCCCTGAGCCTGTAGTATTGTGGGGGCATTATGAACCTAAGCCTATAGATGAGAACGTAACTGAGTTTGGTATTGTACTTGAAAACGACCAAACATTTACCTTTAACAAATCTCATGCGGAAAGAGTTCTGGGACGCCCCGTTATTGCGGGGGATATTATACAGCCTAAATTTCAAAATTTAAAGTATGAAGTTTACGAAGTTCAGGAAGATGGCTTTGATGTGTATGGAGTTTATCACTTATTGTGCTGGGCTAAAGTTCTCCGTGATGATGAAATTATCACAAGGAAAGACGAGACATTTTCTCAGGATGATGTATACTAATGGCTGACTGGACTATCGATTCTATTCGTAATAAACTGCTAGCGTTGGAAAAAAGTGGCTCTTTTCAGAAGCCTGAATTCTATCGACAATTTACCGAGAAGTTGAAAGTAGAACTTAGTGCCTTTAAAGTATTAAAGGCAGATGAGACCATTAGGGATGTGGACGTGGTATTTGCCAGCCCCGAAAGAGCAGTAGCAAAATTCAAGGATGATGCAACCACCACCTTGCCTTTAATCTCTGTAGGATTTGATGGGATTTCTGTAGATGTCCAAAGGCGCCGTCCTACGTTTAATATTGTTGATAGGACTGCATGGGACGAGGAAAAACGAAGGGCTGTTAGGATATATGCTCTAGCCCCCGTCGCGGCTGACCTGAAATACAGTGTTAATATATGGGCTAAATATATCGAAGACATGAATCAAATTACTGAGCAGGTAATGTTAAAATTTAACCCTAGTGTGTCTATTAGTACTTCCTTCGGGGATGATTTTGAAATTTTTATCGAGGATGTTTCTGATATGTCGGATTTAACTCCCGGAGATAGACAGGATAGGATTATAAGAAGAAGTATTAAAGTTACCGCTAAAGGGTACATCCCAAGTAAGACTTTTAGGTTTACTGAGACTGGAGAGCTAGAAGAATTCCATGTGGAAGCGGTAATTGATGAGAAGTAAGAAAAAGTTTAGCCTTTACCCTTTTAGCTTAAGTAAATATATTAGGGAAAGTACTCATGAAATATAAGAAAATCAAAAATAATACCCGCCAAGGTTTGGAAGTAGTTCTTA